ACATCACGTAAGCAAATTCATGCTGGCTGTGCTTATCGGAAATTTTGAACCGCGGTTCGTACTGGCTTACCATGTAAAGGTAGTCCGGGTGGAAGAAAAGTCCGCCCGAAGTCGCGCCCGCGGTCTGGGTGTTATCCTCGAAAATGTTGAACCCGTAGCGTTTCAGACCGATCTGACCGCTGATCACAGGAGCGTCACCGCCGACAAAGTCTGCGCTGGTGAAGGTCGTATCAACCAAAAGATCGGAGTAATACTGTGGAGCGAGCAGGCCATACCATGGCTTGTTATAGCTCCATTTCAGTGTCGCAGCTGTCTCACGCGCACTGGCCACGGTCGCAGCGGTCATCGTCGCGACCGATGGAATCGTGGTAGTGGGTGCCGACAGCGAATAGAGATAGGTATTCAGCTGGTTCGAAATAGCTTGAACCATGGCCTGGCGGACTTCGGTCGCACGCGAGCCGACCGGGTCAATCATGGATTGGATCGCCACAAGGTCATGGAAGTCATAGGACGCCACAAGGCGCTGATCAGCCGTGATGGTCACGCTGGAAAGCGACAGAGTTTCAGGTGTAAAGGTCCGCCCTACGCCCGCGCCGTCAATGGTCAAACGCTGGCCAGTGGGTGCATTGATCTGGTTGACCACAACGCTGTTGCCCATTTCGCGCAGGTCGCCAGTATATTCGCGGTTCACGAGGTTAAAAAGGAGGTTGGTTTGACGAAGCTCATCCATGAACATGGGAGCCCAAAAGGTCTGAATCGCACTGGTTACGTTATCAAGATCTGTATTTGCCATTGTATCGTCCCTTCCCTGGCGTTTTTTATGGGAAGGGATGAATTCACCTTCCCGTATCAGATTTTAAAGCTATGGTTCACCCGTCCGGCTTTCCAGGCTTCCTGTTTTTCCTTGTAAGGAAGCTTTTTCCATTCCTCGACACTCATTTTTTGCGCCGAGTTTCCGGTCTTGTCGTTCGGGAGGAACTTGCTTGCAGGAAGCGTTAGCCTTGGATGCTCTTTTGCGAACATATCGACAGCACTGGCGACAGAGTTATGATCAATTCCACCTTCGTCTGTCAGCTGTATCTGATCGAGCGGCAAAAGCCCGAGGTACTTTGCTTCGAGCTGTATCCCTTTTTCCTGCAGGAGGCCCATGGCTGCATTGAGCTTTCGGAAGTCAGTCTGATCACGTTCAAGGCGCTGGGCCTTTTCAAGTGCCTCAGCCTTTTCCCGTTTCAGCTGCTCAATAAATTCGAGATGCTTTTTTTCCTCCAGAAGCTTTTGCTCCTGAGCGGTTTTATGCTCATTCTCGAATACCAAAAGTTTTTCCTGGGTTTCCTGCAGTCTTTTCCGAAGGCTTTTTTCCTGGTTGAGAGTCTTTTCATAAGTCTCATAGGAAATTTGCTTCGGCTTATCACCGCCCGGTACGGTTCCACCAGAACCGTTAGAATCCCCGCCAGGGATTTCTGTGTGGTGTGAATCTGACACTGTTATACCTTTCCGCAAAAATAATTGTCAATGGCCTAACGTCTGGCCAGGTTCCGCTTCACGTATGCAGCTGCGTCCTTGATTTCCTTGCCCGACAGGACCAGGAACCGCCGCCCTTGTTCCTCCTGCCATTGGGATTTGTCGGCTTCCTTTTGGGACCTGAAACCAATGAACAGCTTGGACTTTGATGCTGTCTTAACAATCATGGCGTCCAGCATTTTCCCTTTAAAGGTGAGGTTACTCGTCCTCCCGGTCGCAGCCTGGGGATGCCTTTGCTGTTTCACTCTCCATTTGGCATACTTGTCAGTAACCCGCCTGAGCTTGACCGCGTTTCCCCCCGGAGCCGATACGCCTTTGGCTTCCCCTCGCGTGCGCTTTCGAATCGTCTGAATCAGGTAGCCGCCGAGGTTTCGCATGGCTTCCGGCGAATTGATCTGGGCGATGATTTTCGAGAATGCGTTAACAAGGCTCTCCGTTCCCTCAAGTCTCGCTGCCATTTCTCACCTCATCAATGAGCTTTTGAAGGTCACGCCTAAGTATATCCAGGAATGGACGGGCCTTCCCCGGTATCGGAGCAGGCTGGCCGTAGGTGCCGAGTATATTCCCTTCCGCTTTCCGTTCGACAAGAGAGCCTTTGCGGAACCCCACTGTAATTTGACCAGTCGGACTGAGCGAGGGAAGGTAACTGATAGCGTCCAACATTTCATGGGAGAGCGAAAGGTCAACGGGTCCATCCTCTGAAACTCCCTTCCGCTTTGCATAGGCTTCGGTATACTGGCCAGCCTTTCCCGGCCAATCGCGACCTGACACGTTCAAACCTTTTTTGCTTCGGTCCTGAATGAATTCAATGACCCGCTGGGCGAGGTCTGCCCGCATGTCTGGATTGAAGTCAGCCGGAATTTTTAGCTTCAGGTGTGTGTCACGGTTCCGCATTTTCCTCATCCCCGTTGTCGGTTGGGATTGCAGCTGGTGCAGCTATGACGGGCGTTTCGTCGTCTATCTCTTCCAAAAGTTCCTCGATTTCCTCATCGGTAAGCCCGGTATTTAGCATTTTGATTGCCCGCTTTCTGGAAGTCAGGCCCTGATCCATTTCGCTTCCAAGCTCTGCGATCTTTTCCGCCCGGGTCTGCATCGGGACGGGCTCCGTGAACTTGGTCACTACCCTAGCTTCGGCTGAGAATATGGTTTTATTTTCCACAACGCCCGCCGCGACCCATGCCGGGTGAATGTGATGCAGGAGCTTTTCCCAGAATTCGGCTTCGGTCTGCTCATAAACCTTGATCTGCTTTTTGATGCTCTCAAAGGTGTCCGACTCATCAATCATTTTACTGATGCCCGAGGCCAGCTGATCGGCTCCGATCTGGGCTATCTGTCCAGGCCGTACGCCCTTGGTTGAAAGCCATAGCGCCATTTGCGATGATGCAAGGCTTAGGGTCTGGCTTATATCAATGGTCGGCTTGATCACGTCAAAGGACGCCTTGTTATCACCTTCCCCTGGTGGCGTCTGAAAGCTGATGATGCTGTTCGGACTGAATTCGACTTTCTTATCATCCAGGTTTATGGCGACGAATACCGAAAAAGCCTGGAACTTCACCGCGTAATTAAGGTCAGTGAGCAGGAGCGGAATCAAAAGCGCCAGGTCAAGGTTATCGGTCTGGACTGCGGGCATTGCAGCATCATCCGAATCATTCGAATAGGCGAACGGCGTTACCTGATAGGGGTTGAATCCATCAAGCTCGTTATCAGCCATGAGATCCCCGATGATATCCCCGTTCTGATCCATGATAACGAACTGCAGTTCGGTATAGACGTAATAGACTTGCTGCTCAGTGCCATTGGCCAGGGTCCGCTTATCCATGCAAAGGATGATAACGTCAGGACTTGAGTTATCGACCCGGCTGGCATTCATGACAAGGAACTGATGATTAGGCACGGTCCTGATGAAAGGCTGTCTGATCCTGGCATCCAGGTTTGAAGCGGTCGGGTTATCTTTCAGGCCGATCTGCAAAAGTGCATAGTAAAACGCGTTGAATTTGAAATTATTCTTTCCCATTTTGCGATTGAGGTTTAGCTTTCGCTCATACCACTGCACAAGCTCAAGGTCCTGATCGTTACCGTTTTCAACCGTTCTTAAAATCGGCTGGTCATAAATTTTCGTGAGCTTATCGACTATCTTTCGAAAGACATTGATGGGAGCCTTCCGCGTGCTGGCGGACATATAGGACTTGATGCCCAGGTCTTCTTTCATGCGCTGGTCAAGCAATGCCTGGATTGCGCCGTCAAGGATATCCTGGATTTTTTCATTATATGCAAGCCGGTCCTTTTCGTTTCGGATGAACGCGGCCACTTTTTTCCGGTCAATGTCTGAAAAGAGGTCAATCATAGCTGGATCACCTTTGTTTTTAGGGTGCCTTCATCTTTTGCGTGGCAGATAGCATAGCCTATAGCCGTGGTCACATGCTGATACCGCTTCGAATCGTCCTCGAGACTGGTCCCTTCCTTTTTCCGGGCCAGCTTCATCCCCTGATTCAGTACAGGACAATCCTTATACACAAATAGTCTTACCTCATTTTTGGCATTTTGGCACATGGCATTGACGGTCGTCCACCGCCGCACAAGCGGGGGATTGGTTCGAGGCACTGCCAGCTGGCAGGTAAGCCGCCGCTGGGCGAACCATTCTTCGATTAGTTCATAGTTGGATCGCAGGGAATTCGATGATCGGGCACGCCCGGTCGCATCCCCGTAAACGATGAACTTTTGGAATCCATCGAAGACGCCGCGAGCTTCGAAGTCGTCCAGGTTATCAATGCACCATTTTGCGTCATCAATGATGGATTCCGAGCCAAAGTGAAATGAAAGATTTCCAGCATTTCCTTTCATTTGAAAGCAGGCCGCGGACTGTGGCTTCCCTTCCGCCGTGTTAAAGTCGAATGCAATGCGGAGCGGGAGCGTTCGATCAAACTGGTATGGTACCCGAAGGAAATTCGTTTCCTCAGAATAGGCGTGGTATATGCCTTTCCCGGCAATGGATATCCAGCGCCCGCGCAGGTAGCGTTCGGCTTCCAGGACCGAGTAATCCTGTAGTAACTGCTCGGTATAAACGCGGTCCAGGTATGGGTTGTCTGAAGTGACCGAGTAATAAACCTTACGGCTTTGGAATCTTTCAGCGCCTTC